AGAAGGATTAATAATCACACATGATATTTTTCAAGCAGAAAATGTTATTAAAAAACACTTATTAACATCTAACATAGAAAATACTATAGAAATAAAAAGCAACAACACTCTCACAGTAGATATTAATTATAATATAAATAAAATTTTAATTGATTCTTTGTTAAATTTATTTAATAATTTAGGGTATTTTCCTTCATTAATATATATTGAAAATAAAAATATATCAAATCAATATATTTTTAATTATGATAAATTAATAAAAGATTTAAATAAAAATATAATCAAAATAAAATTTACATTGGAATCTACATTTGATCAAAAAATTAATAATGATTATGAAAAATTATTCCATATTACCAGAGTTTCATTTTTAGATAAAATTAAAAAACAAGGTTTAATAGCTAAAAGTAAAGATAAAATTTCATATCATCCTGATAGAATTTATTTATCGTTCAATATTAAAAACTGTCATGATTTAATTCAAAAATTTAAAACAAATGATATATTAAATACATTTTTATTTTTAAAATCAATATACTTATTTGGATTTAATATTAAATATTATGAGTTTACAATTTTAGAAATTGATGCAAAAAATATTGAACTATTTAAAGATCCAAATTTTTCTGAAAAAGGCTGCTATACATATGATAACATTTCACCAAATCAAATTTTAAATTTTAATATATAACATCATGATTAAAATTTATAAATTTAACGAAAATTTGGAATATTATGTTGCTGAAAAAATTCCTTATAGTGTAGATTTAGATATTGTTAGAAAACTCAATATTCATAAAAATAAAAATATTGGAGAAGAAATAGAATCTATAAAGAAAATGATTCAAAAAGGTGGAGCTGTTGAAATGTATTCAGAATATTTTAAGAATGATAAACATGCAGCATTCATAATTTCTTATGGAATTACTCCATTTGTTCATATACATGAAGTTCCTTTTGAAGCATTAAAAGAAATTGATGCAGAAACTTGGCAAAAAATATCTGATGCTAATAAATTTGGATTATAATTTTGAATTATAATTTTTATATATAACCTCATGATCAAAATTAATAAATTTAACGAAAATTCAAGATATGATAGAAAAGTAGGAACTACAATATCTAAAATTCCTTATACTGTAGATTTAGACATTATTAGAAAATTTGATAGGTTGAGCAGATATGGTAAATCTACAACAATTTCCAAGATCGGCACAACACGCAGATCAAACGAAACCATTGAAAAAGAAATAGAATATATAAAAGGAAATGATTCAAAAAGGTGGTGGAGCTGTAGAAATATATTCTGATTTTTTTAATGTAAACGGTCAACACTCAGCACATATAATTTCTTATAATATATTAAATTGTGATAGTTCAAAATTTGAATCAATCATCGTTCCTTTTGAATCATTAAAAGAAATTGATGCAGAAACTTGGCAAAAAATGTGCGATGCTAATAAATTTGGATTATAATTTTGAATTATAATTTTTATATATAACCTCATGATCAAAATTAATAAATTTAACGAAAATTCTACCAGTCCTATCAGATATGAGATTGATCTTGATTTAGTATTTAAAAATATAGATAAACAAAAAAACACAGCCTACATAAAAGGAATAACTCATATGCTTAAAAAAGGCAAAGGAACCGTGATTATTAGTCATATTTTTGATAGTGGTAACGTGTCTGTTAAATCTGATGTAAATTCATACATTTCACATGCAATTCCAATGATAGCAATTAAAAATTTTGATATTGAAACTTGGAAAATTAATAAAGAAGCAAAAAAATTTGGTTTATGATATACAATTATTTAAAATTTTTAGAATCGAATGGATCTAAATATGAAATAACTAAAGATTTAGATATTACAGATTTATCAAAAATGATAAAATCAGAACTAAAAGAAAAATACCCTGATTGTAAATTTAATATAAAATGTGAAAGATTTAGTATGGGTCAAAGTATAAATGTTTCAATTGTTGATATAAATTTCAATCCTTTTACAAAAGAAGCATTAGAAAATATTAAAAATAATGTAGATATTATAAATTATAATAACGCAGAAAAATATAATGAAAAATATGTTTCATTCATCTATGATGTTAAAAAAATAACTGAACAATATAATTATGACAATAGTGATTCTATGACAGATTATTCAGATGTTAGATATTATACAAATGTTCATTTTGATTGTGAAAATTATTTAATAAATCATCATCCTGATTATGAGCCAACCAAAAAAATTAAAGACCGTAGAGACTATTGGAACGAAAAAAGAAATAAAGCTAAAGAAAATGCAGATAAAATTAAAACAGTATTTAATCTTAAAAAAGGAGATTTAATTTATTATACATTAAAAGGAAGTAAAAATGTTCCTGATGGCGAATATCCTGGAAAAATATTAAAAGCACCTAACGGCAGAAGTAGATATTATAATTTTTATGAAATAGAATTTTATGTGACAACCCATGGTAAACCTTATCCTGGTAGTCCATTAGGACTCAGAAAAAATACCTATACAACAAAAGTACAACCAGAGCAAATTAGAAAAAAACCTGACTATGAAATAGATTCAGAAAAATTTGGAATTTAAACTATGATAACAAAATTTAAATTATATGAAGAATTAAAAAAAGAACCACAAACTGGCGATTATGTTATTTGTATCATAAATATTGGTCAGCTTCAGCAAATGCAGAATTTCTTGCTAATATAGGACAAATTAAATATCCTGTTGGTGGTAATAAATATGAAGTTAGATACGACACGCTCCTTAAAAATACAAACGAAAGAAATCCTATAGGAAGAAATGAATGGATATTCTTCAAAGATGAAATATTATATTACTCAAAAAATAGAAAAGACCTTGAACCTATTGCACAATTTAATAGTGATTCAAATAAATTTGGATTATAAAACATTTAAAAATATATTTAAAATGAAACATATTAAATCAATAACAGAAAATAAACAATTCACATTCAAAACAACTAAACCTACTGGTAGATATCGTGCTTTTGAACATGAATATCACGACATTAAATTCAAAGGTTTAAAGTGTGGTTCAATAGATAATAGTAAACCTCATAAAATAAGACTGATGATTATTAAAGATAATATTGCAGAAGATGGAAATCCTAATTGTATTTGGAAATGGACAACTCTTAAACATGATTCTGAAACTATACAATAAGCAAAAGATTTTCTTAATAGAAATATTGATGCTATTTTTGCAAAATATAAAATTAAATTAGAAGAATAAATGAAATATTTAAAATACTTAAATGAAGGACGACTTGGATTGAAATATAATGATGATGATTATATTCTTCTTGATTTAGAAAACATAAAAAATAATGCTTTTTTTAAAGCAGCAAACACTATACTTTTATATCTTAAAAAAGAAGATAAATTTTTTGAAGAAAATTATAAATTTGCACAAATACATGTAGTTAAATTTGATGATTTTTTACCATATAGAGTTAAATTTTATGATGGTGTTGTACTTGATATTGATGAAAATGCAATTATAAGATTACTAACACCAGACGAAATACAAACTTTTGAAGCACTAAAAACAGGCTCAAAATTTAATTTATAAAAGAAAATATGAATTATTTAAAAACATATGAAGAAAACACTTTCAATCCAAAAATTGAAACACCATATATTAAAGTAATACTCAACGAAAATATTGATAACCTTATTAAAATATTTAAAGAAAATAATTTAAAAATAAATTATTATACTTATAATAATTCTTTAATATTACTCTACGTTAAATTTGGTGTTTATGATAAATTACCAAAACCATTACAAGAACTACATTTTGAAATATTATCACAATCATTACTGATTTCATTTTGGAAAAAAATATCAGAAGAAGAAGCAAAAACATTCTTAGATTCTAAAAAATTTGGACTATAAAAACTAATGAAATATTTAAAAACATATGAAAATAAAATAAATGCTTTACGTGCCGGAGATTATGTATATTGTATATGCGATGAACATCCAAAATTAAACTATTTTCTTGCTGATAACATAGGACAATTTATTAATTTTAATACTATGGAAAGTAGGAACACAGTAAAATATGAAAATATTCCACAACAATACAAAAAGTTTTTTTATCATAAGAAAAATTGTAGTTATAGATATTTTAAAGATGAAGAAATTAAATATTTTGCTAAAACTAAAGAAGAACTTATAATAAAAATTAATAGCGGAAAATTCGGACTATGATAACAAAATTTAAAATATATGAATCACTTTCATTAGATAAACTTTTTAAAGGTGCTTACGTTCTTTGTGTTTATTCCGATACACCTGATTTTGATTATGGTGAAAAATATTTAATACAAAATATCGGTCCAAGAAAAGAAGCAATGAGTATTACTGATAATAATGGTAAAGGAAGGCTCTTTCAAGGGATTATAGGTGAAGAAGATGATTTTATAATCAGAGCAAACTCTGCTCGTCATTTAGAATGTCCAGCAAAATTTACCACAGATGATACCTTACAAGATTATGAAGCAAGAATACAAAGTGAAAAATTTGGACTATGATAACAAAATTTAAACTATACGAAAACGAAAGAAACGCACCTGAAATAGGCGATTATGTGCTATGTAAAAATTGGACACCGTCATTTTCACGTCCAAAAGAATTCATCGAAACAGATAACGAAATTAACCGATTTCTAAATAATAACATAGGAAAAATAGTTAAGGTACGAATAATTAATGTTGATCACAACTTAAAAGCATATTATATTGAATACGAAAATATACCAGATAGTATCAAAAAATATTTTGATCACAATGAATACATGCTAGACAAAGAAAATATCTTATTCTATTCTAAAAATAAAGAATCAGTTATTATACAAATTCAAGCTAATAAATTCGGAATATAAAAACTTATATGATAACAAAATTTAAACTATATGAAACGTTAAATAAAAAACCAAAACTGGGTGATTATGTTATTTCGTAAATGTGTCAGCGAAAAAGAAATTATACATTATTCGCAAAATAAATCAGATTTAGATCCATTTATAATAGGAAATAAATTTGGATTATAGAATTATAATAATCATAAACTTTTAAAATAAATAAGAATAAAACTTATGAATAAATTAGAACTGCTTCATAAATGGAATTATTATTATAATTACCTAAACCCAACTAAATAGATTTATTACAAATATACCAAGTAATATTATATCTATGGATTATACAACTATAATTAAAGCACAATTAAAAAAAAGTTATTTTAGGTATGTTATGGTTATAATTTTTTGTAAATATAATTACAAAAATTATAAACAAATTTATAAAGATTATGTTAAATTTATTGACGATCTGCCAAATTTATCAGAAAATGAATATTCGACTAAAATAGAATATTTTATTAACACCGTTGTTAAAGTTAAAATTAGAAAAAATAAACTTGAAAAATTAAAACAAAATGCTATTTAACTTTTCAAAAATATCTTCATCATAACGAATTCTTATTAATGAAATATTATTATTGACACAATATTCATTTTTTAATTTGTCCCTAAGTTGTAATTCTTTAAATAGTTTTTCACCACCCCAATATTCAATCGGTCTAAAATGCTGCTCACCATCAAATTCTATACAAATATTCAATCCTGGTAAATAAAAATCAAAAAATAAATTATTTATATTCTTTAATTCGAAAAATGTTTTTTGATATTCATACTTAATATTATGTTCTATCAATAATGATGTAATCATTTTTTCACCCTTTGATTCCTTACAAACTGGACAACCAGCTTTAGAACTTATATGATCATTTGGCTTCTGAAAAAAATATCCGTGTGCCGGACATCCAATTTCTACCTTAGTGTAAGAATTTTTATAAACAACCCTACTATAATCATATTTATTGTTGTGAATTTTATTTGATAAATTTTTCATCACCTAAAACTGTCGACATTTTAGTTTTTTCTCTACCATGCTTTGGACAACCAGATCCAGCTGAGTGATGCTTTGCCATCTGCACAAATGCACCATGTACAGGACAAATTATTATTACTTTTGATAAGCAATTTTCATATTTGGTTAAAGAATAATCATAATAATTATCGTGTACTATATTAGACATTTCTATAAATTCATCATTAGTCCATGCTGTTAGTTTTAATTGTGGAATAAATTCAACTCCGTATCTTTCTAAATTTGTTTTCTTGGTTTTATTCAAAATTTCTTCGTTCTGTAAATGATGATCAACTCCGTATTTTTCTTTACAAGTTGTTTTTGTTTTTTCTTTTGTGCTTTCTAATTGAAAGACGTTATCGACACCGTACTTATCTTGAACTCCTTTTTTAATACTCACGTTTTTACAATCTGAACAATAATATTTATTTTTCTTATTGAAAACTGTTAAATAATCAGAATAAACAACACTCTTTTCTTTATTGCAATTATCACATCTGACCTTTATCTCTTTTCTACAATATCTTGGTAAATCAGAAATCTTAACCAACACTTGATCACCAATTTTAATGTTTTCATAACCTTTGTCCTGATAATATTTTATTATCTTGTTTGTGATATTAACAGTTACTTCGTCTTCTATAAGCATATGTTTTCTTTTAATTTTTTTTCAATGTCTTCGTTGTATTTAATCCTTATTAATTTAATTTTATTCTTTTCACAATAATCAGTTTTTAATTTGTCTCTTAACTGTATAATTTCTAATTGTTTTTCACCACCCCATCTTTCGCTAATTCTATAATGCTGCTCACCATCGAATTCAATACAAATATTTAATTCTGTTAAATAAAAATCAAAATATAATAAGTTTTTATGTTTTAATCCTGGAAAACTTTTTTGGTGTTCGTATTTAATATTATTTTCAATTAAAAATGTTGTTATTACTTTTTCTCCTTTTGAATCTTTGCATATCGGGCAACCTTGTTTTGAATTTGTATGATCCATTGGTCTTTGAAAAAAATAACCGTGAATTGGACATCCAACTTCTATTTTTGTGTGTGCATCAATATAATTAACTCTATCGTAAATATATTTATTGTTGTGTATTTTATTTGCCTTTTTAATATATCTTTCTTTACCCAAAATTTTTTTACTAATCTGTCGTTCTCTTCCACATATAGAACAACCTAAACCACTAAGATGAGCCTGAGCTTTTGGAAAAAATATTTTATTGTGCTTAGGACATCTGATTTCAACTTTAGTATATGAATTCACATATTGTGTTTTTGAATAATCATAAAAATTATTATGCACAACATTTGCTTGTTTAATATATTCTTCTTGTGTTTTTTTAAAATTCTCTGTTCCATATTTTTGTAAATTCGTTTTTCTGGTTTTTTCTATTTTACATTTATTACAATATAAATCTTCTGTTAATCCTTTTGTCAATCTAAATAAAGTTTTAAAATAAATTCTTCTTAAAATTCCACATTTACACGAAACATCAATTTTTTGTTTAGAACCTTTTGATAAATCTTTAATTGAAACATTTATAATATCACCAGATTTGATCTTTGAATTTAATTTTTTATAAAATCCTATATTTTTATTAGTCGTTTTAACACTTACTATAATTTTTAAAATTTCTTCAAGCATTTATACTTTTATTTTTGTTATATATTATTATAGTTCAAAAGTTTACGAAAGTTTATAAAATTTATGGGCTTAAAAATTTTATCATATAAAAATAAAAAAAAGAGAGAATAAAATTCTCTCTTTTTTTAATAAATTCCAATTTAAGAATTAAATAAGAACTCCTGATGAATCAGTAACCCAAATTGTCATAAATTGTTTGTGAGGAAAAAATCCTATGTCAGCGATGGCATAACGGCTACGAATCAACATTCGTGGTGCCCATGTTGCTTCGGAAATAAGACTGATTGATTGTGCCATGAGGTAAGGAATAAATACCAAACCTGGTTGTTCAACCGAATTTTTTCTTCCTAAGAAAATTCTATTGTCATCCCACCTTTGATATGGGTCCACATATATAGTTAAATTGCCGACGGAACCCATTGGGAAAAGTTGGCCATTTGCATTCAAATTAGCCTTAACTGGATTAAGTGTATAACCAGCAACATCCTGAATAACGGAAGCTAAGTTACCGTTTGTTACAAGATACTGTGCAGGACCAACACGACCTTCAGTAGCAATAAAGTTACTTGCGTTATTGATCTTTGCAATAAGTTTCCTTTGAATACTGTGTGTAGTTTCACCTCCTGGTGTTGCAGCTCCCATTGCTAAATAGGAATCAACGTTGAAGTCAAACTTTGGAGTACCATCTGAATTCTTTGGTGTTGTCCAAGCTGCCCTGTTCAAATCTGAAAGTTCAGAAATTTTCTCAACAATTTGTTTAGAAATTGTTTGTGTCAATTCGTTTACAAGAACTGATTCGAGTTTCTGTACAATATCCATTCCAGTTGCAGCCTTGATGTCCTCAATTTGAGTACGTTTCAATGCTGAACTAATTTCAATAGTACCAACCTGAATTGTTTTTGTAAAAATGTCAGGACCAATTACGCCAGGATAAATTTTCTCTTCTGTGTTCCTAGTCATTGGACTGTTCATATACCAACCAGCTGAGAAGCCAGGAATATGATCTTCTAACAATGAAACCAATGCAATTGTAACACCAGTTAAAACAACTGACGATACTGTATTTGTTCCACTTGCAAAGAATAATGAAGGAGCGCAATTAAACAAATCTGTAAGATTCATTGAACCAGTTGTAATTGAAGGAAAAGTATTTCTATCTGCAATAAAATTCCAACCAGCGTTATTTGCGGCGGTATTAAACTGACGGAAATCCCTAAACATTGGATATCCATTAATCCTTGACCATCCCAAAAATTCTAACCA